TAAACCATGCTTGGTCGCCACCTCGCTGGATAACACCTGATAAATGCTACCGGTGGGCTGATACACCATGCGCTTCATGGACGGGATGATCTTAATGCGCTTGAGCAGCGGCGGAGACTGCTTTACCATATCCACAGCGACATCAAATACAATGGCTGCCTGCTGGCGGTCGGACGCGCAGGAGTACACCTCGGCCTTCCATTCATCATCGTTGACCAGCATGTTCAACGCGATGGCGGCGCCAAGCTCAGACTTACCTTGTTTCTTTGGTATTTCGATGTATGCAGTGGTGAACTGACGCATGGTGGGATCCTCTTCGCGAACGGTACCGAACACATCCTGAATGATCTTCTTCTGCCAGGGTAGGAGATGGAAGGGCTTCCCGTGGAATTCGCCCTTGGTATGCTTCAGGCACTCGATGAAGTTGATGACGCGGGCGGCTTTCTGCTCGTCATAGGCCACTGTTCCACCCGCCTTTCAACAGCTTCTCCATGGGATCCTCGGAGAAAGTATCATCCTTCCCGCCGCCGGCAGCGATAATGCGCGCGCGTGTCGCAGGTGTCAGTCCGAACTCCGAGCAGAAGGACTGCACGATTTTCAAGCTCTGCTGAGCGATGCTCACCTGCGGCACCTGCTGCACATAACCGCTGGGCGTCTTGAAGATGGACCCGTGCTGTGCGATGAACGCTTCAGCTTCCTTCCACCGGGCATAGGCTTGGCAATAGCCCTCGAAGGCAGCCAGGTCCAGAACTGTCAAGACGCCCATGGCCTCCAGGGAGGGTGCCAGCCGCTTCCACTCTTTCTTCGCTTCCGGTAGCAACCACTCAGGGCACTTAATGCTTCCCTTGGGGGGGACGGGCTCTCTTTCGTTGAGCGGACGTTTGCCCGGGTTACCTTCCAGCATTTTGAGGGCTGTAGGCTTGGGCTTTCTGCCTGGAGTCGCCAACTGGCACACCTCCTTTCTTCATCATTTTTACTGCCCTAATCATTGGCAGTCGCTTCCTCAAAACCCATCTCAGTGCCATTCCGCAGCACATGGATCTCCGCGATGGAACCAACATGGTCAGCCCAACGTTGAACAATCACCGTAGCGTACTTCGGATCCAGTTCCATCGTTCGGCAGATGCGATCTGTCTGCTCACACGCAATGAGCGTAGAACCTGAACCACCAAACGGGTCCAGCACTATGCCATTGGGAGCCGAGCTGTTCTTGATGGGATAAGCCAACAGCGGGATGGGCTTCATGGTTGGGTGCTGCGCGCTGTGCTTGGGCTTATCAAAGTTCCAGATGGTCGTCTGCTTGCGATCGGAAAACCAGCGATGCTTACCGTTAGGAAGCCAGCCGAACAGCACGGGCTCATGCTGCCACTGGTAGGGGGACCTGCCCAGCACCAGAGAGTTTTTGGCCCAGATGCATACGCCGGATATATGAAAGCCAGCCTCTTTGAACGCACGCCGGAAGTTCAGGCCCTCTGTGTCCGCGTGAAAGATGTAGGCGGAGCCGCCCTCTGCCATATGCGTTGCCATGTTCTGGAAAGCTGCCAGCAGAAACTCATAGAACTTCCCGTCCGCCATGCTGTCATTCATGATGGTTTTCCCGTCCGCACTCTCATATGAGACGTTAAATGGGGGATCCGTTACGACCAGGTTGGCCTTGAGGCCATCCATGAGCAAGGCAACGTCCGCAGCTTTCGTTGCGTCACCGCACACCATCCGATGCCTGCCCAGGGTCCAGATGTCACCTGGATGAACAAAAGGTGTCACTGCATCCGGGTCGATATCGCATTCATCATCCTTGACATCCTTGTCATGAACCTTCGAGAAAAGGTCATCTATCTCAGCAGCGTCAAAGCCGGTTGCCCCAAGGTCATAGCCGGCGGTTTGCAGTTCGCTCAACAGGTCCGCCAAGGCGATCGGTTCCCATTCACCTACCGCTTTGTTGAGCGCGACATTCAGCGCTTTTTCATCCTGCGGGTTTTCGATATGCACAACTACGCAGTCGATCTCGGTGGCGCCTTCAGCCACCAGCACCTTGTGGCGTTGGTGTCCTCCCACGATATTTCCGGTCACTTCATTCCAGATCACCGGGTCTACATAACCAAAATCATGAAGGCTGCGCTTAATCTTCTCATAGGCTGGATCACCAGGTTTCAGGTCCTTGCGCGGGTTGTATTTCGCGGGCTTGAGTTTGTCGACTGCAATCCGCTGCAAGTTCATCTGTGTATTCAATAGGAACCTCCTCATTATTCGTGACATCTATAAGAAAAGCCGCTCAATTGGGCGGTTTTTCTGAGTTTTGGGCTGGATACCCCCACCCTCCTATTTCGCGAAAACTCACGCGAGAGGGGGGCGCGGTCTCAAAAAATAGGTCTACAGCGATTTGATCCCCCCTCCCCACCCAAGGTCCACCGGCCGGGGTCGCGCCGGTCCGGAGTCCGCTCGTCCGGGGTGTGCCGCGCCGGGGTCGCGCCGGCCTGCGGTCTGCCCGTCCGGGGTGTACCGCGCCGGGGTCGCGCCGGTCCGGAGTCCGCCCGTCCGGGGTACACCGTGCCAGGGCCGCGCCGGCCCGGAGTCAGCCCGTCCGGGGTGTACCGCGCCGGGGTCGCACCGGCCCGGGGTCAGCCCGTCCGGGGTGTGCCGCGCCGGGGTCACGCTGGCCCGGGACCGCCCACCGGGGGTCCTACGCGCGTGTTATAGGAAGCCTTTTTCCCGGCACCAACTTGTGACGAAAAAGACGCAAAAAGATAAGAAAAACATAAGGAAAAGATAAGGGTTTCGTTGTTGAAAACCCCGCCGCGCGGAGTGATGTATAGGTCGCGCCGGGCACAGCCCCGGGGGCCGCGGGCGGAAAAAGCCGCCGGGCCGAAAGGACCACCGCCGTGAAAACCACCGAAAAAGCCGCCGCCGCGTTCTGCGCCGCCGCCGCCACCCTGACCACCGAGGTCCGCGCCGCCGGGGTCGCCGCCCGAAAGGCCGCCCGCCGCGCCGCCGAAGTCCCCTTCCGCGAGACCAGGGCCGAGGCCGGCCGCGCCGCCCAGGCCGCCCGCGAGGCCGCGGCCCGCGCCGAGGCCCTCCTGGACTCCTTTGACCCCGAGCCCTACGGCGCCGGGCCGACCTTCGAAGCGGTCGTCGGGGCACACATGGCCCTGGACAGCGCCGCCAGGGTCGCCCTCCAGGCCGCTGACCAGGCCGCCCAACTCGCCTGACGAGCGCCGGGCAGCACCCGGCCGAAACCGCCCAGCCGGGCGGTCGCGAGAAGCCTGAAAGGAGGACCACCCCATGAAAACCCAGACCTTTGGCATCGAGATTGAAATGAACCGAATCACCCGGGCACACGCCGCCCAGGTCCTGGCCGACCACTTCGGCACCCAGGTCCGGTACACCGGCGGCACCTACGACACCCGGCTGGTCCCGGACGCCCAGGGCCGCGACTGGAAGATCGTTTCCGACAACAGCATCGAAGGCCCGCCGGAAGAGCGCACCGAGTTCGTCAGCCCGATCTGCCGCTGGGAGGACATCGAAACGGTCCAGGAGCTGGTCCGGAAACTCCGGGCCGCAGGTGCCAGGGCGCACACCAGCTGCGGGGTCCACGTGCACATCGGCCGCGGCCAGCACACCCCGAGGACCCTGCGCAACCTGGTCAACTTGGTCAACGCGAAGGAGGACCTGCTGACACAGGCCCTGGGGATTTCCGAGAGCCGCCGCGCCCGCTGGTGCCTGCCGGTCGACCAGGATTTCCTCGCCCGGCTGAACCGCCGCAAACCGACCACGGACGCCGCCTTCGCCCAGCTTTGGTACAACACCGAGGATTGGCGCTACCACGCCAGCCAGCACTACGACACCAGCCGCTACCACCTGCTGAACCTGCATAGCGTTTTCCAGAAGGGGACCATCGAGTTCCGGGCCTTCCAAAGCACACTCCACGCCGGGGAGATCAAAAGCTTCATCCAGCTGGCCATGGCGATTTCCCACCAGGCTTTGAAATCAAGCGCGGCTTCCGCACGCCGCCCGGAAACGGACAACCCGAAGTACACCTTCCGCTGCTGGCTCCTGCGCCTGGGCTTCATCGGGGAGGAATTCGCCACCGCCCGGGAACACCTGACCAAGCACCTGCCCGGGAACGCGGCCTGGCGGCGCGCCGGTTGACACACCCGCCTGACGAGCGCCGGGGGCAACCGGCCGAAACGCCGAAAGGCGTCGCGGGAAGCCGCTTCTAAATCAAGCCGCGGGCGGGAAAAGCCGCCGGGCCGAAAGGACCACCATGAAACACATCGA